AATTATCTTTTCGTTTATTTTCAAAAAAAGTTTTTATTAACTTACTTTAAAATGCATATTACCTTGTATCAAAGAGGAGATAGGTTGGGAACAAATATAATTATTTTTTTGGCGCAAATATTATTTGCTCATAAAAATAATTATATTATCAAATTTATTAATAACTCTAAAGAACTTTATAGATTTTATAACAATTCAGTTTTTGTTACAGCTTTATTTGATTATATTGCTAAATATAATTATGAATTATATAAAAAAGGTATAACAGATGGCGAATGCCATGAATTTAATAATCGCGATTACGTATTTCATACTAGTTCGGCAGTAAAAAACCTTGAAAGTGACTATATTAGTTATTTTTATGAAAACATGTATGAAGATATTAAACCTTATTTCTCTAATATTGCTTCTAAATATAGCGTCGTCCCATTTGATGTTGACAAAACAATATTAGTTCACCTTAGACTGGATGATACTACTGGATGGGAAGATTACGATGGTTCGACTTGTGCAAATTATTATAAAGAGAAAATAGCAAACACTGAAGTTAGCAATTGGGAATCAATATCTTGGGTAAGTTTCAATGGAAATAATAGACAGGCACCTTTATCAAAAATGAAATTAGAAAATATTATTAATAAAGCAAAAACTGATTTTCCAGAACATAAAGTAGTATTACTAACTTGTCCTGGTTCAGACACATCTTTTTTAGACTATGAAGTTATTAAGAATGACGATGAAAGTTTAGACCTATATTTACTAACAATGTGCAATGTTACTATTTTATCAAGAAGTATGTTTTCGCTATCTTCATTATTTTTAAATAACAATAAACAGAAAACTTACATTCCTTTGTGGGGTCAAGCTGTCTGCATTGGCCTAGATACAACATATGATAAAAATGATAAATCAAAGCTAGAATATTTTTATTAATAAAATTATCAATAACAAAGTAATAATTAGCGTTAAACCTGTGTTCCCCGCTAGTAAATAATAAATAAATATGAGTATTTATTATTAAATCTTTGCCTAAATAGACTAATTTTTATACATCTACATTCTTCAAGAATTTAAACGACGATCGTGTTAAATATTTTTTCTCCATTTGGTTTTATTTCCAATGTCCCCACAAGCACCGGGTTGTCCCCTGTTTTTTGCGCATTTTCATAACTGACAAAGTCATAAATATTATATAATTTATTAGCGGTCTTATCATTTTCCATTTTCCTAGCCGCATATTTAGTTCCATAAATGGTGACTGGTTGCGCTTTCCATTCTATTTTCTTTTTATTTAATTTAGCAACAACATCTGTTTGATCGGATGAAATAGATGGATTATATGCAAATTTATCATTTGCCGGATCACCAAAGTTCAAGCAATGCAAATTTTCTTTAGAATTATAAGAATAAATAGCGCAGTCAATGGACGTCTCTTTTATCGCCGTTATTAATTGCGTATTGACTTCTTCTTTAATAGAAGATATCTCATAAAGAGCTTCGTCGCTTGTAAGCGGAATTTTGGGGTCTCTCTTACTGAGGTCTTTCAATTTGAGCTCAATTGAATCGCCACTTTTAATTTGTTCTGGTGTAAACGTCATCAAATATATAAATACTTCAACCGATTGTAATTCAGGTGCCAGGTCTTTATGACTACAAATACGTCTTGCGCGTCCAATAACTTGTTCAACACGAACGGGATGCCAATAAGGTTCCATAACATGAACATATCTAGTGTTTCGCAAGTTGATACCCTCAGATCCAGATGAAGTAATCATGAAGACTTTTATGATTTCGCCCATATTGTTATTGTTTGCAATAGAGCGAAGTTGACCTGCAATGTTAGTAGGAACCGAATCCCAGTCGCCGTTATAAATATTTCGCACAATTTCTTTTTCTTCGGCGCTTTCAGTTCCAGTATATAAAGCAAATGTAGGTTTACCGGCATCAGATTCGCTCATTTTTATTTCCCATACACCAGTTGCACTCTTACTAAGTTTAAATCGTGCATAACCATTTGCTTCTAAAACCATTGTAAATAGCCCAATTCCTTCAAGTGTTCGAAATTGGCTATAGACCAAATGTAGCCCTTTTTGTTCCGGGTCATTTATATTATCAAGAATGTGCAAGAACTTTGGACTATACTTTTGTAGTCCATCGGGATTATCTGGGCTCAAAAATACGGCAGCATTTTCTCGTATTTCTTTGATTGCATTATCAATTCTTTGTTGATAAGTTGAGTCGGCTATTGCGTTTAATGCGATGTCTCCTTCTAATTCGCCTTCATTTTCTGCATCTAAGTCAATGTTAGCTTCTTCTTTATCCGCCTCTTTTAAAATTTCTCCTAGACCTTGAACTTCATCGACATCTTTTGGCATGGGACGTCCAGGTGGGCGAGGCATTACAAAATTACAAAACAAACGAGAAAAAATTCGATAGGTTGAAGTTGAATCCTTATAAATACCATCTTTATCAAATGAACCCGCCTTCTTTTTTGTACTTTTCTCCTGTTTTCTCTCCTCTTTTCGCGCATCTTCATAAATCTTAAATTGATAATCGCTCATTGGAATTTTAATTACATGATAATACTCCGGTATTTTTTCGTATCTGGGTAATAAATCTTCCTGTGCACTTCTAAAGTAAGAGGTCAAGCCAATGATTCGCTTTTTAAAAGACTCTATATTTTTTATGTTTTTAGTAACAGGGTCGATGAACCTTGTGGCAAACGCATCCAACTTATCGGGTAGAGCAGTATAGTTATAAATCTTTACACTATTCGGCACAATTTCAATGTCATTCTTTTTCAAATATCCTATCAAGCGTCTCTCAAAATCATCGTCGCTTACAAAATCATCGTCAAATACATTTTTACCAGTTTCATCCTTTTTTTCATTTGATACACCAAGATAGCCAGATGATGTTTTAATTTTGTTTTTAAATCCAAGCGGGTTACGTGTAATATTAAGTTTTCCACTACTCGGCGAGTAATCCAAGTAATCTAATATTTTATCTCTCAAAAGAAGCTCTCTAAGGGATTCTGTCGTTATTTTTTTGCTTGTTTTTATATCGAGTTGAACCTCCCAAGTTTTTATGTATCCACGTAAAATATTATAAAGAACTGCAATTTCATTTGGATAATTTATAATTGGCGTTCCAGTGAGTAAAACAACTCTTGTATTTTTTGCGTCTTGTAAGTAGTGGTATAATTTTAGTGAAAGCGCCTTAGGTAGGTATTCTTTTTCTCCACGATTATTTACAGGAATTTCTTTTTCTTTGCCAAGTTTATTCACGATTCTGCTAATAAAATTATGAGCTTCGTCGATAATCACTACTGCGTTGTCAAATAAGTTTTTTTCAAAATTATTTGTTAGTTCTTTCAATCGGCTTGCACGCAGTCCATTATAATTTATAAAAGTATATTTGGTCTGAATCATTTCGTCTAATTGGTCTTCAAGACTTTTCTTATCTTGACTAGAAAGAGCTGCGTAATTTGGCGGCTGCTTTATATTAATTAACCACGCTCCATGTTTACGCTTTATATATTCAACTGGTAAATTTAGCAAAGTTGATAACGTATCAATTTGGTCACTATGTTTATCTGTAGATATCCATTCCCAATATTGATTTTTTTTATATGTAAAGTCTCCGGCCTTTTTTAATTCTTCCATGTAGTTTCTACGTAGAGACGCAGGAGTCATAACAATAATTTTTTTCTTATTTTTCATTCCCTCTGCAATTGCTATACTACTTGCAGTTTTTCCACTACCAAGCCCATGAAAAAGAAGTAGTCCTCGGTAAGGAGTATACAAATTCATGTAGTCTCTGACTATTTTTTGATGTGTAAGGAGAGAAAATTTATCGGAACCACGTCCAATGTTATCACAACTAATACTTTCTGTATCGCTTTTAAGCTCTTCTTTATATGGCTCAAATAACGAGTTTATAAAGTTAACAAAAATTTCACGATTATTCATATAATAACTTGAAACTTTATAATTGATTAGTTTCTGTTTAGGATAAATACGTTCTACTATAGGCGCATCGCCTATTCTTACGTACTCTTCAGGACCTAGAATAGCAATACCCTTCTTTGTTTTTTCAGTTTTTCTACCAGGTTTTACTTGTTTGCCTTTCTTTTCTCCTTCTCCTTCTCCTTCTCCTTCTAACTTTGCCACGTTATCTTCATCATCGTCTTCAATCTGTAAAGTTATTTTCTTAGGCATTTTTTTAGCTTTAGGTTTACTCTCAAAAACAGGCGCCAAAGATACAGATACTTTTTCTAATTCCGATGCAGGAAGTTTTATAGTTACTTTAGATAATGCGCTTTTCTTCAACTTGTCTTTGAGTTCTTGTCTATTATAATCTTTATTAATATTTTCTTGAATAGTAACACTTCGTATCAACGTATTTTCAGGTTGTTCAACCCCAACTATTACATCAACAAGTTTATGTTCGCGTTCTTTTAAATCAGGTTTTACTTTTAACTTATCTTTTAGTCTCTCTAAAGGATTCATATACTAATATAATTAAATATAAAACTTTTCAGATTTGTTCTGAAAATAATTAACTTTATCATCAAAACAAGACATTTATTTTTCGCGTTATTCTAACTTAAACATTATATATATTTAGTTATATAAATGTCTCTTTGTTTAATTGCAATGTTTAAAAATGAAGAATCTATTATGAATGAATGGCTCGAACACTATTTAAAAGAGGGAGTAGACAAATTTTTTTTAATAAATAACAACAGCAATGACAATTATCTTGAAGTTTTAAATCCATATATTGCAAATAATATTGTAGAACTAGCACATGACTTGAGAAAATCTCCACAAGCAAAAAGCTATAACGACCATTTTTTAGAGAAATCTAAAAATTATGACTGGGCTCTTGTATGTGATTTAGATGAATTTATTTACGCTAGAAAAACATTTAAAACAATTAAAGAATATTTGCACACTTTGCATAATGATATTTCACAGGTGTATATCCCTTGGAAGCTATTTGGTTCTAATGGTTACAATTCATTAGATAAACAACAACCCAGCAAAGTTGTGCAAAGTTTTACAAAAAGAACAAACTATAATAATGAAGGTGACCATGTAGGAATTATAAAAGAACCATTTGGCAATTATAGTTTTACAAAATGCATCGTTAGAACAAAGTTTTTGATTAATTTACACATTCACAATCATGTAACAAGCAATAAAAATTACATACGTTGCGACAATACTACATCTAATTATATTAATCAAACTATACACCCGTACGAAAGTTTTTGTAAAACAAATGAAGAAATTCTTGATAATAGTTTTCTTCACATGAATCATTATGTGATTCAATCGCTTGACTGGTTTATGAGAGTTAAAAATAAAAGGGGTGATAGTAACTCTATAGAAGGCGATAACGTTAGGAATGAAAAATATTTTTATGATTATGATAATGTTACTAATGAAATTGAAGATTACGAACTGCGCGACAAAAATATATAAACTATTTTACAATAATCGTTCTATCAATTTTAGCGCTTCAAGGCATGCTTCTTGTTCCGCCTTTCTTTTAATCTTATGTTCGCCTTGACCAAGGAAAAGAAAAATTTTACCATTCGCTGAAACATAATCTTGTACATCTTTGAATGTATTCAATTTATTTTTGCCCAAATATAAAGCATCAACGTGCGTTAAATTATGTACTTGCTGACCTAAACATAAATAAACTCCCATCTTATATCCTAGTTCAGGATCATGTTGAATTTCCAAATAATGAGGTGTCACCTTGAATTCTTTCTGTATCTTAACTTGTAAAATGTTTTTATAATTATCGTCATTTTGAATTAGCGCAATCCAGTCAATATGCTTTTCAAAAATATTTTCTACGAACTTTTGCGCCATTTGAAAGCCGGGTCCAGTGACAAATACATTTGTAAACCATCCTTCTTCATCCTTGACATTAATTTTATTAAAATCAAGAAACAGAGCTCCTAAAAATGACTCAAAAAGGCAACCCAGCTTTTTCAGGTTTGTCCTTATTTTTTTCTCTTCGGCATGTTTAGATAAAATTAACCATTTATTAAGCCTCATTTCCATAGCAATTTTACCAATAGCCTCATTTTTAACAATGGCAATTTTTTTCTCTGTCATAAATCCTTCATTCTCTTTAGGAAAACGTCTATACAAATAATACTTTGTTACCAACTCCAAAATACCATCACCCAAGAACTCGAGGCGCTCATTTGACTTTGTGCTAAGCGGCATACAATCATCCGGCTTTTCAACAATAGTAATATTTTGCGCTATATTTTCAAACCCAGGACGTTTCGTGTATGATCTATGAACAAATGCTCGCTTATATAACTTTAGATTTGTAACTAAACCTGGAACTCCATATCTAGTAAGAATAGATTGAACATCATTCAATGTAATCTCTACGTTCAATGGATTATACGGATTAAAAATAAGTCCGTCCTCACTCCTAGTTATATCGTCGTCGTGCAACAAGGCCTTAATATCAGTCATGCGGCTATATTTTAAATGGCGTAATGGCTTTAAGCCGAGTTTGAATAGATTATATCAAAAATCTTCGCTATAAAAATGTTCGACATTTACGCGCCTTGCGCTTTCAGCTACATTTTCTTTTTTATCGTCAGTTTTGGAGGAACTTTTAATATTTAATAAATATTCAAATGCTAATTTTACAAATAAAAATGATACAATAACAACTAATACAAAAGTAATCATTTGTTTAATAAATTCAGGAATGTTCAAGTTAGAGTTTCCATTTTCTGGTAGATACTTTCGTAAAAAATCAATGTGCATGCTTCTGAGTAAAATTAATATGGAGGGAATAATAATATCACCCACCATTGACTGAATTCCATCTTTAACTGCAAGCGCGATACAAACGCCGGCGGATGTTCCTACAATATTATTATCAACAATAAATTTTTTTAACTGATCCAAAACACTATTATTCATTTTAGTTATATATTTGTAAAATAAAATAAAAAAAAATAAAAAAAAATAAAAAAAAATAAAAATAACTTTTCCTAATTTAGAAAACTCCAAAAGAGAGATAAATCAAAGATTTAGAATAAAAAAAAATATTTAGAGTATATATAAAATGGTCTACTATAGCGGAACCAGAATTGCCAAAAGCACTGCAATGCAAAATCAGCCTACCTGCGGTGGGCCCAAAAAAGCCGGCTTAGCTTGCAGAGTCGGATTTTTCCTGTCATCCAACCCCAACCTTATTCGTGCGGTAAACACCCAATGGATCAACGGCCACCCTCCTCTTTGCATTCCTAGCAAAACTATTCAAACTCAACAATATGGCTACAGAGCCACTATTGGAGGAAACATGGGTTAATTTTATATATTTACCAAAAAATAATTTAATAACTTCTTTATTAGATTATTTAGAATGAACATAAGAATTGACTGCCGTGAAAAAGACCTAATAGAGCAAATAAAGTTTTTAATGTCAATTATGCCAATTTATAAGGATATTAATGTGCTTATTGAACAATTACCTTTAGGTGACGTAATTTTAGAAATAGGTGGTTCGGAAAAGTTGATTATAGAGAGAAAATCGATTAGGGACTTGGGCGCTAGTATTAAAGATGGCCGCTATGAAGAACAATCGTATCGGTTAAATGGTCTTGATGTAGCAAACCATAATATTATTTATCTTATTGAAGGTGATATAAACAAAATCAACAAATTTGTCGACAAAATTGACAAACTGACTATATACTCGGCTATATTTTCTTTAAATTATTACAAAGGATTTTCAGTAATAAGAACTATGAGTCTTGAAGAGACGGCGCTCTTTGTATGTAATAGCGCTAATAAATTAAAAAAAGGCAATTCGGAAAACAAGAAAGCGTACTATCAAAAGGTTGAGCCAATTGTAAAACAAAATATTGAAGATTTGGCGGTCGAAGGGTTGGCGATCGAAGGTTTGGCGACTGAAGGGTTGGATCCACCTTTTTCAAAGGTGGAAAAGGTGGAAAAAGTGGAAGAATATGTAGATGTTATTAAAAAGGTTAAAAAGGAAAATATTACACCCCAAAACATTGACGAAATTATGTTATGTCAAATTCCAGGTATTAGTTCTACAACAGCAACAGCAATAATTAAAGAATTCAAAAGTATTTATAACTTAACAAAACAAATAGAAGAGCGCGGTCTTGCTTGTTTAAATAATCTTAGCTATGTTACATCCAAAAATCAAACTAGAAAAATAAATAAAACAACTATAGTAAATTTACAAAAATTTTTATTGAAGGCATAATATATACAAATGTCTGAAACATTTTTCAAAACTTTGATTGTTATAGCAATTGTTGTTGTATTATTTTATTTAGTATTTGGTTCAATAAAAAAAATGAAAATAATGGAGGGTTTAGACAATATTAATTCTACAAAGAGTTTGACTTCTAGTATTGTTACTGGTGAAACAAGTGGAGCGGCTAGTTATACCGCCCAAATTAAAGCCGAAGTAATTAGATTGCAAGATAGTTTATTAATAAGTAAATATAGAAAAGAATACGAAGCTGCAATAATTAATTTAGATGATTTGATAAATTTTTCAATGTTGAAGTTAGCGCTAGATATGAAAATGGATATTAATAAAGACATGACTAACATTGAAAAAATAAACACGCTATGTAACGGGAAAGCTTCTCTAAATTCAATTATGAAATTTCTTGATAAACAATAATGCGTATATTTAGCAAAATCAATTTATTTACCAAGTTTTATATTATTATATTTTTATAATATAAAATGGGTGCCTTCAGTGCTACTATTCGTATCCGCAACAACAACCAAGTTCCTTCGGGACCAGTGATGTTTCCTTTTAGCGTTATGAGTCAAATTATGAATGGTCCTCCCTGCAGAAAGTCAATCGTCGCCTATAACTTATTGGCTGCGGGTTGGCAAAACAACCGCGTCTTGAACTGGAATAAAAAGAATGGATTAGGTCAATATTATTCTTGCAAATAAACATTATGTTAGAAATTAAATTTACAAAAAAAAATATAAATAAGAGCTTATTTATATTTTTACTTTTACTTTTATAGTTTCATCCACCGGGAACTAGCGTTATCCACCGGGAGACTGGATTAAAAAAGGCAATTTTCAATAAATAAAGATTTTTATTGAAAATGGTAAGGATCTTTCCTTCCCGAAGGGCAGGAGGGGGGCTACTTCGTTAAACCTGGGTTCCCCCGCTAAGATTAAACACGAATTGAAACTTCGTTGCCTGCATAAAAACCTTGGTCTACCAATGATTGTGTATAATCTGCACCACCCCAGTTATCATCCATTGGATTAGGACTTATTCCTTGTGTTTGTTGAATTGTATTCATATTATCTAATGGCGTGGTTGTTCCGACATAATAAGATGAACTATCAAATGCAGGATAAGAATTCTTATTATACGGCTGGTCAGATTGCGTAGCATCAATTAAAAGTGTTGGATTAGGTTTTTTTGAATACGGCGCATTAGGTGGAAGTCCACCCTGTAAATCATTAGGACTAGGTCTGACTTTATAAACTGGGTTACCTTGAGCGTCGTAAGTTCGTTGCAAATATAGAACTGGACATCGTATGCCTTGACTTCTCTGCCAATCTAAAAATTCTGTATACTCTTCTAAATTATTAAATTCTACAGGGTTTATTCCAGGAACCTTTGCTATTTTAGAATTATACAAGTACAATTTTGATTCTTTTTGTATTAAAATATTAGGGCATCTATTTGTGTTCACTTGACCCGTGAAACCTTCACAAGGTTTTGAACAAAAATAAATTCCTGCTAAAAATACAACTATTATTACTAACATAAGAGATGACATAAGTATATATTAAACAAGGATTAAAAAAACCGGTTAAATAAATTGCTCTAAATTATTTTCTATAAATAAATTATACAAATGTCAACTCACGAAAAATCTGATAAGGAAAAAGTAGAAATAATTAAAAAGGGTATACAGGACGGAAAACATGTATTTCTTTTAATTTATATGGATGGCTGTGGGCCATGCAATGAAACAAAACCTAAATGGTTTGCATTTGAAGATAAACATGGGACCGACGATGATATAGTAATTGTAGATATTGAACAGGCGCATATTAGTGATATAGCAAATTTAATAGGAGAATCACCAGGGGGATTTCCCTGTATGCGTTATATTCATAATGGTAAAGTAGAAGAGTATGAAAATTGCGCTAATTTAGATAAAACAAAACTACGAACTAGTGAATCCTTTAGCGAATGGCTAAAATTAAAAACTGGCTCTCATAAAAAACATCAGTCTGGTGGTAAAAAACGCATCACGAGCAAACGAGTAAAACGAAAAAAAGGGGGCAAATGGTCACTTAAATATAAGCGCAGCATAAACTGCAAACGCCCTAGAGGATTTTCTCAAAGGCAACATTGCAAATATGGAAGGAAACACATTTAATGCATAAATGATCAAGAAGAAAAATTAGCTTTTGAGTAGCCTATAACGGCGCATGCAATTCGTTTACCTGCATGCCCCGTTTTCAAACTATCGTCGAATCCTCCTAGCCCACAATCGTCTTCGTCGGCGTGTATAATAAGCCCCCTGCCAATAATATTAGCTTTGCTACCTCTCAACTTGATGACATCATCCCGCATTCTATAATGTGCTACGCCTTGCGCGTCGGTATGTAAGTTGCCTAAGTCGCCGACATGACGTTCTTTTGCGCCAGGGCAACCATGATTTTTTCCGTACGGGTTAAAATGTGCGCACATGCTTTCGCAATGTTCGCTTAAATCACCAGATTCGTGAACATGAAATCCGTGTTTTGCATTTTTCTTGAGACCAATAATATGTATGTCAATAATGACATCGTCGCGTTTTAAATCCTCTGTAAAAGTTACAATTCCTTTGATTTTTTTGTCATTAAAGAATG